AGAACCCGCTGTTCCGTTCCACCAGTGAGTTCGTGCGGACGGTCTACCTGTAATGGCGAATCGCGTGACCGGGCTCCAGGAGGTGACCAAGAATCTCCGCAAGCAGATCGCGGAGATTGAGGGGGCCACCCTGAAGGGGCTGATTCGGGGGGCCATCCTGATAATTCGGGATGCGGAGAAGACCTCCCCGGTTACGCCGGTTGATTCTGGTAACTTGCGCGCCAGCCGATTCGTGGTGACCAGCAAAGGGGCCAGCCCGGTTGGCCGGTCCCCCTCCTTTGACGGACCCAACAAAGGCAAGCTGGAAAGCGATCACAATAGCGTGACCAGCAAAAGCCAAGGGGAGGCTAAGGCGGCTGGCGGTCCGTCCATTGTACTGGGTTATACAGCTTTCTATGCTACTTACGTTCACGAGCGCGTGGGGGTCAATTTCCAACGCCCCGGAGCCGGGGCCAAGTGGCTGGAGGCGGCCATTAAGCGCAACGAAGTTAAGGTGCTGGATGTAATCCGGGAGGAGGCCAAGCGATGAAACCGGCCACCGAAGACATCAAGGACATGCTGGAAGCGGACTCCGGCATCGCCCTTGTGCTGGGCACTGACCTGTTCATCGGCCGGGAGCCCAACGAGCCCAATAATTGCGCCACCCTGTTCGACACCCCTGGCCGCCCCCGGCTGACCGGAGTCACCGATCTCCGGTACGACTACCCCAGCGTCCAGGTTCGGGTACGCAATACCGGTTATGTCGATGGATGGACGTTAATCAACGACATCGCCCTTGCCCTGCACCAACGGGACAAGGAAATTCGCAACGGCTCGCAATACGAGTCCATAGCCTGCGTGGTAGAACCGGCCTTGTTGGACTGGGATGAGAACGACCGGGCGCGGTTTGTAACCACATTCGACATCCAACGCAGGCCCAGCCAGTAACGGAGGCGATCATGGCTATTAATGGGATTGGCGCCGATCTCCAGAAAGACAATGGTGGGTCCTATGAGTCCCTCGGCGAAATCGTGGACATCAACGGACCCAACATGTCCCGGAATACCATCGACACCACCCATCTGGGGGTGACCAACGGGTACTCCACCTTCATCGCTGGCCTGCGGGACCCGGGCCAGGTAACCTTCACCATCAACTACGACCGCACGGCTTACGATGACCTGAAAGCCGACTTCGAGAGTGACATCCTGCAGAGCTATGCCATTACTCTGCCGGATGACGACAACACGGCCTTCATGTTTGACGGACTCGTGACCGAGCTGCCGTTGACCATCCCCGCCAATGACCGGGTTACGGGTAACATTACCATCCAGGTGAGCGGCGAGGTGACCATTTCCAGCGGCACCACCTAACCAGTAGCAAGGAGGACTAATCATGTCCGAACAATTCTCCCGGGAAGACCTGCTGAACGCCATGCCCGATCCGGTCGGGCCCCAGCAGGTGTACATCGAAAGTCTGGGTACCCACGTCTACATGAAAGGCTTGGACGCCTTGGAACAGGAAGCCTATGAGCGGTCCCTGTTCCGCTTTGTGGAGCGCGATGATGGTGGGTACGATACCGAGCGAGATACCGAGAACATGCGGACCAAATTCTTGGTCCTCGCCCTGTGCGATGAACAAGGCAATCGGTTGTTCAAGGATCACGAACATACGGTGCTAGCCCGCAAGCGGTCGGACGTCATCCACGAGATGCATGATAAGGCCCTGCGGGTTAACGGCACCCATCCGGAACAGGTGCAGGAGGAGGCAAAAAACTCCGACGGGGGGACCGCCGGTTCCAGTTCCGCTTAGCCAAGGAACTGGGGTTCATCCATCCGGACCGGATGCTGGCCCAGATGACCGCCAGGGAATACGCCGGATGGCGGGTCTACTACGGGTTCGAGCCGTTCGGTCCGGAAATGGAGGATCAGCAATGGGCCCATACCCGCTACATGATGGCGTCCATTGCCGGGTCCGACAAGAACCGACGGCTGACCCCCGCCACGTTCCAGCTCTTCTGGTCACCGGAGAAGGAGAAGTCCAGGAAACCAGCTTCGGCGGAAGAGTTGAAGCAGAAGCTCATGGCGCTGGCGGAGGCACAAAACAATGGCGGATCTCGGTGAACTGACCGCACAACTAAGCGCCGACGTAGGGCAGCTCCGTGACGACCTCAGCCAGGCCGAGCGGTTGCTGAACGACTACCAGCGCAAGACCCAATCCACCCTCCAGCGGGTCGGCTCCATCTGGGGCCGCACCTTCCGGGGGGTGAAGTCTATTCTAGGCGGGGTAATGCGCTCCGTATTCAGCCTGCAATCGGCAGTGGCTGGTCTGGGTGCGGCCCTGGCCCTGCGTTCGGTGGTGGAGACGTCCCGGAAGTTCGAGCAGTTTAACAACCAACTCCAGTTCGCTACCGGCTCCGCCAAAGCTGGCGCGGAAGCCATGCAGTTCATCCGCGACGAGGCCGACCGGCTGGGGCTGGACCTGACGGCCTTGGCGGACACTTACTCCGACTTCGCAGCGGTCACCAAGGATACCCGTCTGGAAGGGGAGGACACCCGGAAAATCTTCGTTGGCTTGGCGGAAGCCGCCACGGTCATGGGCCTGACTGCGGAAGATACCCGTGGTGCCATGGTGGCCCTGGAGCAGATGGTATCTAAGGGCCGCGTGTCTGCGGAGGAACTCCGTGGGCAGTTGGGCGAGCGCCTGCCTGGCGCTTTCCAGCTCGCCGCCGAATCCATGGATATGACCACCCAGGAGCTAAACAAGGCCCTGGAGAATGGCGATGTCATGGCGCGGGACATGCTGCCCCGCCTGGCCCGTCACCTGCACGAGACCTTCAGCGGGGATGTGGAGCGCGCCGCTGGCGACCTAACCTCTCAGATGGCCCGATTCCGTGCCGCCCTGACCGACCTCCAGCTCCAGTTCGCGCGGGGCGGGTTCATTGAAGCCTTCACCGCCACCCTGGAGCGGCTGGTCACGGTTATGCGCATGGATGAGGTGCGCCAGTCCATGCGCGACCTCGGCGCCGCTTTTGACGCGCGGACCATCATCAGCGGGCTGCAAGGCATTATTCGAGGTGCCCAGATGGTGGTGGGGGCCATTGAGGATATTCAAATTACCTGGCTGGCCGTGGAACGGGCCGGGCTGGGGGTGAAGCGGTTCTTCATGTCCATGGGAACCTTCCTTAACAGCTGGTTCCGTGAGCAGATTAACAGCATGATCGACCGGGCAAACTACCTCGTCGACCTGATCGACAAGGTAGCATTCGTTGGGCCGGATGCGCGGTGGGAGAAGATCGACCCCGTCGACAAGGACGCCAAGAAAGAGTTGGCCGATCTGGACATCCGAATCTCGGCCATCAGCAGGTCCATAGCCGACCTACAGGAGAACTCCGGCGTCGGCGATGCCGCCTACACCGCATTGGAGAAGATCAAGCAGCAGCTCGGGGAGGTGGATTCCCGGGTCCGGGACGTTACCGAGTCGACGGTTCAGTGGGGTCAGACCGTCGAGCAGTTCGCCATGGCCGAGAAGATCCGGGCTATAAAGCGGGAGATGTCCGGCCTGATCATCGCTGGCCAGGGGGCCACGGGAGCCGCAGACCAGGCCACTGGCGACGCGGCGGAATCCACCATGCGCCAGGCGGACGCCATGGGCCGGGCGCTGGACATGATTGAAGGCCAATTCCAGGATGTGCGGGACGAGGAAGCCCGCCAGATCGCCGGTCTACAGGAAATTGAGCAGGCTGGGGAGTCCATGGGCGAGACCTTGGAGAACGCCATCACCGGCTGGGCCTCCAACTTCTCCAGTCAGTTGAACGACTTGGTGTGGGAAGCGGACGCCTCCTTCAGCCAGATTTTGAAGAGTTTCAGCAAGATGATTACCCAGATGCTGATCCAGAAGCAGGTGGTGGAGCCCATCCTGTCCAATATCAGCTTCACCGGTGGTGGGGGCACCAATGCTGGGCAAGCGCATACCGGTGGAATTGTGGGCAGCCTGGACCAGCAGCGAACGGTACCGGCCGGAACCTTTGCTGACGCACCGCGGTACCACACTGGTGGCGTGGTCGGGGATGAGAAGCCGGTGGTGGCCAAGGAAGGGGAAGGCATCTTTACCCCGGAGCAGATGGCGGCCCTGGCCCCGGCGCGCAAGGGCGGGGGTCCGACCGAGGTCCATGTCCATGGCGTGGACAACGCGGACGAGGTAGACGTGCAGCGGAGCGGCCCGGATGGCGAGCGTATGGATATCTACCTGTCGAAGAAGATGGCGGAACAAGCGGCAGACCCGGGCAGCCCCTTCATGAAGCAAATGCAGGCCAACACCAACGTGCGGCCGACACCAGCGGATAAGTAACCATGGCAACCTGGCCCAGCGATCTACCGGACTACCCGCTCCTGAACGGGTACAGCGAAGCCCCGCAAAGCGGGGTACTGCGTACGCAGATGGATTCCGGGCGGCCCAAGCGGCGCAAGCGGTACAATGCACCGCCCACCCAGTTCAACGTCCAATTCAACCTGACGGGCTCCCAACTCCAGACCTTCGAGGACTTCTTCGAAACGGACTTGGAGTTTGGGGCGCTGGGCTTTGACTGGACCCACCCCCGTACCGGAACTTCGGTCTCCTTCTACTTCGTCGGGTCCTATAAGACCAAGGCCCTGTCGCCGGATGTGTTCCAGGTCAGCTTCCGGCTCGAACTGCTGCCATAGGAGGGTAACCAATGGCCCGCACCCTGTCCAATCGTACCACGGAGGCCATGGCCTCGCGGGAAACCGAGGAAGGAGAAGTCGTGCTGTTGACCATCGAGCACGACAGCTTCTCCACCATCCGGCTGGTGAATGCCAATCAAGCTGTGGTCAGTAACGGCAACACCTTCCAAGCCTTTGCCTTCAAAGCCACGCTGCCGGAGGAAACCGACCGGGTCAAGTCGGCAAAGTTGGTGGTGGACAACACCGACCGCCGACTGGTCA